GAGAAAAGCATGAAAGTAGATATTTTTAACACTCAGACCAAATACGAAGTCATTTATGCAGACCCTCCGTGGCTGTACAACGATACCCTCGGAGGCAACGCAAAAATGGGAGCTATGCCGTACCCCTGCATGAAGCAGGAGGATATATTCAAACTTCCCGTCAAGGAGCTTGCCGCAAAGGACGCGATTCTATTTATGTGGGCGACAATGCCGAAGCTTCAGGAGGCGCTCGACACCATCAAGGCTTGGGGCTTTACATACAAGACCTGTGCGTTTTGCTGGGTCAAACAGAACCCAAAAAGCGGAGGTATCTTTGCAGGACTCGGACGCTGGGTGCAAGGCAACGCAGAGCTTTGCCTGTTAGCGACAAAAGGACACCCTCACAGAGAGAGCAAAAGCGTCAAGCAGATAGTTCTCGCTCCGAGAGGGCGGCACAGCGAGAAGCCTGCAGAAGTCCGCTCGCGAATCGTCGAACTCGCGGGGGGGGGGAAAGCATTTTATCGAGCTTTTTGCGCGGCAAGCAGCAGAGGGCTGGGACTGCTGGGGCAACGAAGCGCCAGACGATATTGAGAACACGGAGGAAACCACATGAGCAAATCTAAATGCAAGAACTGCAGGAAGGTCGCCAGACTGGAGCGCAAGCTGGAGGAGGCACAGCTCCTCCTCTTCGCGGCGGTTCGTACCGCCGTCCTCCCTCTCGGAGTGAAGCTTGGCAAGACCGAGAAGGAAATCAGCGAAAAGACCTTCGAGACCATCGTCGAGATGAAGAAGACCGTAGACTACGCAAAAACGCGCAAGTGCATGGAGCTTGCGGACTGGAGGGACGAAGATGCCGAACCAGACGACGAGTGACAAGCACTACGACTGTAAGACCTGCGTCAACAGGAACTCGCCGCTGTGCGAGCTGTGTACCCAGATAACCTCACCGAGCGGCAAAGAGCATAAGCCGAAGTATTACATAGGACTGGTCGAGGTAGCGCCTGTTGTGCCGGAGTTAAGAATACCGCATGGACTCAGCTCTGAAATCGAGAGAAGAGCCATCACGATAGCCAGATACCTCGGTGCTGGCTTGCCGATACCGATACGAGCTGTGCTGGAGTACAACACGCTCGTAGAACACAGAACCAAGAAGGAGGAATAGCGATAGATGTCAAGGCAGAAAATGTACTTCAAGTGGGAGATTCCCACGAGCGTCGTGGATATCGTGAAAACGATATGCGCGGACTATGACCGCAGAGAGCGCATGATAAAGCACTCAGCCATTACAGGCGCTGTGCTGGACAGATATGTGGAGCTGAACTCCATCATCGACAAGGCGCTGGAAGATGTCGAGGTCGGAATAAGACGAGACCTGCTGGAAGACATCCAGAAAGGACGCGGTTATGACTTTTCTGCCGCATCGCCGTTCCTCGCCAAGAATACATACTACCAGCGTAAGCGCAAGCTTATACACGATATCGCGGAAGGACTGTCGCTCATCCCCTAACACTATTATAGTCTCTATATACTATAAATCGAGTAAAGGGATATAATAAATCTATTATAGTATTCTATTACTACAGACCGAAATATCCCTCAGTCCCTCCGCGTCAGTCAACCATGAGTCAAGCAAAACCGACTCTTAAATTGCGACTAAACACAGCAAAGTCTGTGCTATGATATATAACAGACGATGTGCCATATACCCTTAGAGGTCAGAGCCCTTTTATTCCGTCATGGAGTATCAGGGCTTATTTTGTTTTTACAAGGAGTTTAACGAAATGAGCCAAAAAGAAACCAAGAAGACCACAACCAAAAAGAAAAGCACCACGAAAAAGAGAAACCCTGACGGAACTTTCGCAAAAGGCAACGACTTCGCTGAGAAGTACGACGATAGCTACGCTGATAAGCTCATAGAGTTCTTCAGCCAGCCGTTAACCCGAACTGAGTATAAGCGAAGCTACTACCAGAACGGTCAAATCAAGGACGAGTACCCTGTCGAGATAACCACCGACTTTCCTACCATGGGGATGTTCGCAAGGTCTATCGGAGTCTCCGTTTCCGCTCTCAAATCGTGGGCTGGAATCACGGAAGGCGGCAAGTACAAGCACGACCGTTTCGCCTCCGCTTATGCGCGCGTCAAGGAATGGGCAGGCGGCATGATGGAATCTGGAGCGCTTTCGGGCAAGCTGGATGCGAACATGGCTAAGTTCGTGCTGACCAACGACTACGGCAAACAGGATAAGCAGGTCATAGACACTCGCGTCACAGGCATCGACGAGAAAGACCTCGCGCTCATTCAGAGAGTCGAAGCTCGTCTGGCAGGACAGAAGAAGGACGGAGACGACGGTGGCAACAAAGACACCTGATACCGCCGCCAACATAGCCGCCTACATACAGCGCATCCGAGAAGCTGAGTTCGAGTATTGCCGAAATGATGTGGTCTACTGGGCAAATAACTACTGCGTCATAGAGGACAAGGACTCGCCCGAAATCATCATTCCGTTCAAGGGCTGGGACGCTCAGAACCAGACCCTCAGAGACTTTGCCGAGTACCGACTCAACCTCATTCTGAAGGCGCGTCAGATGGGCATTACATGGATAGCTTTGTACTTCTGTCTCCATGACCTCATCTTCAACCTCGGACACACCGTCGTCGCCCTCTCGAAGACAGAGGACGATGCAAAAGAGCTGGTCAGGCGTATGAGCGTCGTGCTTGACAATATGCCTGAGCTACTCAGAGGCGGCGATATTCGCTGGGAAGCCACGAGTACCGCCATCTACATCACAGACGGCAAAGGTCGTCTTACCTCCACCTTCAAAGCCTTTCCTGCTTCTCCCTCTGCAGGTCGTTCATTCACAGGTAACATCCTGCTCCTCGACGAGTGGGCGTTCCAGCAGTACGCGGAGGAAATCTGGACATCGGCTTACCCGACCATCAACCGCCCGACAGGTGGTAAGGTCATAGGTCTGTCAACCATCATGAAGGGAACGCTCTTTGAGCGCTTGTGGATAGAAGAAAACGCCTTCCACAAGATATTCCTCTCTGTCTTTTGTGACCCTCGCAGAACGAAAGAATGGTATGAGAGAACCGCGAAGGACTTGGGAGTCAAGGTCAAGCAGGAGTACCCCAGAACAGCCGAAGAAGCGCTTTCAAACCTCGGTGGAAGCTACTTCTCGGAGTTCGACTACAACGACCACACCTGCGACCCGTTCCCGATACCGTCCGACTGGACGATTTACAACACGATGGACTACGGTCTCGATATGTTCGCCCACTACAAGGTGGCTATCGACAACGAGAACATCGCGTATGTGTTCCACGAGATATACGAGAGCGGTCTGATTATCTCCGATGCCGCCGCCAGAATCAAGACAGCAGAGCTTGTCGAGAGGGACGACGGCGAAGTCGAGAGCTGGTATCCTCCCAGACTCAGACTCGCGCCTCCTGATATGTGGAACTCCTCCCAAGAGTCGGGCAAAAGCAAGGCTCTGTTATTCGACGAGAGCGGCATAGAGCTGGTCAAGTCGAACAATGACCGAGCGGCAGGCTGGCTTGCCCTCAAGGAGCTTATGAAGGTCAGAACCGCTCCAGACGGCTCGACCTACACCAGACTCAAGATATTCCGCACCTGTAAGCATCTGATACGCACCCTCCCTCAGCTTCTCATTGACGAGAAGAAGCCAGACGACTGCGCGAAAGAACCGCACGAGCTGACTCACGCGCCAGATGCGCTCAGGTACTTTGCTATCTACTGGACGAAGCCTCCGCAGGCACAGCCTGTTAAGAAGGTCAAGTACCGCCCAGACCTCCTCGAAGACTACCTCAACGCCAGCCAAGAGGAGCGTCAGGCAATTATTAAGAGATACGGAGAACCACTACTATGAAAATCGACTATCAAGACAGCTCGAAGCTCGTCTTCTTTCAGGAACTGTACCGAGAAGCTCGCGCCGCGTCGGAAGACATCTACAACAAGATGGAGCGACATCTGGCACAGTACAAAGGAAGCGACGAGATAGACGGCTCGGATGAGAAGGCGAAGCAGGTTCGTAACATCACCTACGAGCTTGTGGAGTCTCAGGTCACCAGCTACCTTCCGAACCCGTCCGTCTCCGCTAAGATGTGGAGCGAGCGCAACGAGCGCAACGCGAAGAGCATCGAGACTCTTCTGCGGAATAAGAGAGACGAACTCCCCTTCGAGAAGCACAACGACATGGACGAGCGCTTCAACCCCATCTATGGCGGCTCGGTGTGGCTCGTAGAGTGGGATGAGTCCATTATCACGCACAACACAGTCGGAGATGTCAAGGTCACCTGTCTGAGTCCCTCTCGATTCACGGGACAGCCTAACATTTACGACATCAATGACATGGAGTACTGCTTCATCGAGTTCGAGACCACGAAGGAGGACATCGTCAGAAAGTACAATGTCACTCTGGAAGAGGCTGAAGAGGCTGAGTCTGAAGACAACGCCGACGATAAGACCGCAACACTCTATGTCTGCTACTACAAAAACGACGAGGACAAGGTCTGTCAGTTCGTCTGGTCGGGAGACACCAAGCTCCTCGACATCGAGGACTACTACGCCAGAAAGCGCTATGTCTGCAAGAAGTGCGGCAAGCGCAAGGAACTCTGCAACTGCGAGAACGCGAAGGACAGCGACTACGAGCTTCAGAACGAGGAATATGAGGAGGTCGACAGAGATATCCCTCTCACGGACGGCTCTTTCATTCCTGCGATGAGCGAAGTAATCGAGGACGGGCAGGTCGTAATGACC